GGCGACACCGGACATGACAGTTCCGCCGGTTGTTGCGGTGACGGTTGTGGGCGCGTTGCCCGACCAGGTGATGAAGCAGGGTGCTGCCATGGGTATCTACTCCTATGTTTTATGGCCGTGTGCTTGGATAAGTATTACTTTTTTGGTTGCGGTGTTTGGTGAGCGACACGTTTTTCTGCTGTTCGAGATGCTGTTTCGATGATTGCGCAGAAAATGAATGGGGTTGCGAGGTAGGTGGCGATGAAGAATATCATCTCGGTTAGGGGCTTTTGATTTCGAAGATTAGTTTTTTGTCGCTGATTCGGCCGATTACGGTGGTGATTGTATTTACCACTTTGTAGGTGTAGCCGGCTTTTCCGCCGGATACCCAGATGCTGGCGGTGTGGGGGGTGAAGGATTCGTTGCTGAGTATGAGGCCCTGGTCGGCGGTCCATTGTGAAGTGATGATGGAGTCGGTGTTGAGCCAGCCGGTCCAGTCGATTTCGTAGTCGAGGTATTCGTTGGTGCATTGGACGTATCTGCCGGGGGGCTGCCATTGCGGGTAGGCCAATCCCTCAAGTCCTGTGGTCATTTATTTATCGTCCCATTTGGTTCGTTATTAATTACAGTCTTCTTTTCCGCGTGTCGCTTCTATTGTTTACTGGCAAACTTGTTTTAACGTCGTTGTCAGGCCAGTCGGTTGCCTTCCTCGCTACGCGCGGGGCGGCGGCTCCTTCCCCGCCAAAGCGCGGGGCGGTTCACAATCCGGGATGGTTCAGTCGTCGCCTGACATGGGCTTACGCACCGAGATTTCGCATTGCCAAAAAACCCATCTAATTAAGGACTGTGATGACTGACAACTCTCTTGAGAACCGCGGCCTCGTCGCCGCCGGTGGCATGGAGGACTTTCTCGCCACGCTGATCAAGCGCCGCGGGCAGGTTCACGAGGAGCGCGCCCGCGCCCAGCAAAAGGGTGAGGCCGTTCTTCTGCTGGCCCGCGAGCAAGGCCGCGAGCAACTGCAGCCGGAGGAAGACGCCGAGTTCCGCAAGTACATGGACGACATGAAGACCCTTGGGGCCGAGATCGTGGGCCTCGACGAGCGCATCGAGGAGATCCGCTCTGAGGTCGAGCGTTCGGGGCAGATCAACTCCAGCCTCGCTCGCATCCGTCGCGCCGAGGGCACGATCACCAAGATCCGCGAGCAGGCCATCTACCAGAAGGGTGACCCGCGCCGGTCCTACATGCAGGACATGATCAAGGTCGCCCTGAACGTCGATGACACCGGGGAGTGCCGCGACCGTCTGATGCGCCACGCGCAGGACGTGGCCACCCTCCCGGAGTACACCGAGTTCCGTGACATCAGCCGTACCGGCGGCGAGGGCGGCTACGCCGTTCCGCCCGCCTGGCTGATGAACCAGTACATTGAGCTGGCTCGCCCGGGTCGCGCGTTCGCGAACCTGGTTCAGCGTCAGCCTCTGCCTGGTGGAACTGACTCCATCAACATCCCGAAGATCCTGTCCGGTACCACGGTCGGTGTGCAGTCTGCGGACAACACCACTGTGTCGGACACGGACCTGACGGACACCTTCATCAACGCGCCGGTTCGGACGATCAGTGGTCAGCAGGGTGTCGCCATCCAGCTGATCGACCAGTCGCCCATCGCGTTCGATGACGTGGTGTTCCGGGACTTGGTGGCCGCTCACGCCGCCGCTACCGACAAGCAGGTCTTGGACGGTACCGGCACCGGCGGTCAGGTGCTTGGTGTGGACTACACTCCCGGCATCTCGACTGTCGCTGTGGGCAGCGTGACCATCCAGGGCGTGTACTCGGCTATCGCTAACGCGATTCAGTTGGTTCACACCCAGCGGTTCCTGCCGCCCGAGGTGATCGTCATGCACCCGCGTCGGTGGGGCTGGTTCCAGTCGCTGCTCGACACGGCCGACCGTCCGCTGTTCCTTCCCCAGGCCAACGGCCTGTGGAACGCGGCCGGCGTGCTGGAGGATGTCGCCTCGCAGCAGGTCGTTGGCCAGATGTTCGGTCTGCCGGTTGTGACCGACCCGAACATCTCGATCACCAACGGCGCGTTCAGCCCGTCTGGCGACGAGGACGTGATCTACGTTCTTCGCGCTTCGGACATCGTGCTGTGGGAGTCGGGCATCCGTGCCCGCGTCCTGCCGGAGACCAAGGCCCAGAACCTGACGGTCCTCCTGCAGATCTACAACTACCTGGCCTTCAGTGCGGCCCGGTACCCGCAGTCCGTGGTGGCCATCTCCGGATTGACGGCTCCTACATTCTGATAGGTCTTAACGACCTACTAGTAGTCGGGCAGAACCCCCCCTCTTCGGAGGGGGGGTTTCTGTTTGTTATGCTAGCTGGATGGCTTTTGATGATGAGTTGATTCCGGGTTTGGTCGGGGTACATCCGGGTCGCCTTTTGGTGGCGTTTCCGCTGTATAAGCTTGTTTCGGCGGAGTTTTTTCGGCGGTGGCTGGATGTGGATAAGAAGCATGTTCAGGGCACTATTTCGATTAATAATGTGTATATCATTGATGCTTTTGAGAAGTTGATTGATCACGCGTTGAGTATTCGCCCGTGGGATCGTTTGGTTTTTGTTGAGCAGGATATGTTGTTGCCGTTGCATGCGTTGACGCGGATGGCTCATTATTCGGATGAGCAGGCTGTGGTGTGTGGGACGTATTTTAAGCACAAGCCGCCGCATGATCCGATCGCGTATGTGGAGGGTGTGGACGGTAATTACAATGCGGTGTGGGGGAAGACTATTCAGGAGTGGTTGTCGGTTCCTTCGTTGCATGAGGTTGATGGTGTGGGTTTTGGTTGTACGAGTATCGCTCGTCATGTGTTGGAGGATTGGGATACGAGTTTGTCGTTGTTTTTGAATGAGGAGAAGATCGGGCACGATTTGTGGTTTTGTCGGCAGGTTCGGAAGCAGGGGCATAAGGTTTTTGTGGATACGGGTGTGGTGTGTGAGCATTTGTCTGAGGTGCCGGTGGGGGTTGAGGATAATCGGCGGTGGGTGGGGTCGGGGGAAGATCCTATTTTTGACACGTTGAATGCTGCTTTGCGGCGGGCGCAGGAGTGACGGACTCGGGGCTTGACCGATGATGTCAACTATGATACAAATAGTGTCATGTTTTATAAAACACTAGGGATCAGGTGCGATACCTGCGGCGACACCTTTGAATACCACGATGACGACGCCACCGTCGTCGCGGTCACGACTCACGCTCGCGTTGATGGTTGGGCGATCAGCTCGCGGGGTCACTATTGCCCCTCGCATAGGCAGCGATAACCCCGACCTGGCGTTTAAGCCAGTGCGCTGCTATTATTGTGTCATGCAGGCCGAGGCCAGACGCCTTAGCCGTCCGGATAGATAAAGTTCCACCTGGTAGAAAGGTTTTTTGTGAACATCAACGGCATGTTCGAGGGTGTTTTGGATGTGGATATTGAGGCGCAGCAGATCGTGACCCGCGCGCAACGCAGGTTGATTCATGATGCGTTCGGTGACGGGGTTGATGTGGCGCAGGAGGTGCGGTTCGCGTGCCGTATTGCCACTGACGTGAACAAGGCGATCGAGAACGGTATCGAGTTCGATAACGGTAAGACGTTTGTGCCTAATCCGAAAGCTCGGGCGCAGTTCGGGAAGAATAAGCGCGGTAAGCCGTATTTGACGTTCGGTTTGGTTGATGTGGACAGCGGTGAGCGTTTCACGTTGACGTGGGAGGGCGCTGCGGTGCCTTTGTCGATGGTGCGTGCCGCTATCGCGCATGACGAGGGGCGTAACGTGAAGGCTTCTACGGTGGAGTTGCCGTTTGAGAGCGCGAAAGTTCACGAGACAGGTAATAAGTATGGGCGCAAGAAGCCTGATCCGCGCCCAAATCACGACACGGACGCGGACGGGAATCCCTATCCGCGGCCTAAGCGCCGCCAGCACAGCCGCATGTGTCGCAGCGACTTGGACACGTTGAAGGCGTTGCGGAAGTCTATGTACATGCGTAAGGGAAGAGGTTGATCGTGGCGGAGAAAGAAGTTAAAGCGGAGAAGAAGGATGTTCGTCCTCCTACTGTGATTGATTGGGATGAGGCAATCGCGAGTTTCAAGGTGATGATGAAGAAGGTGTACGGAACTAGGGGCTAGTCAAGGGGTGTGCTTCGGGTTACAATAGCGGCGTGAAAGTTGTTCCCTGAACCCGCGAATGAGGCTGCCTTTGTGGCAGCCTTTTTTGTATCCGAAAGGCTTCCCTCGTCGATGAGACATTTGCGTTTAGTTAGCGATGATGATTTTGATCCGCAGCTTCCGGTCACGTATGAGAAGTGGCATGAGCAGGCGTTATGTGCGGAGACTGATCCTGAGGCTTTTTTCCCTGAGAAGGGGGGGTCGACGCGGGATGCGAAGAAGATCTGTCAGGGTTGCGCGGTGCGGGTCGACTGTTTGGAGTATGCGCTTGCTAATGATGAGCGGTTCGGTATTTGGGGTGGCCTTTCGGAGCGTGAGCGTCGTAGGTTGAAGCGCGGAATTTTTTAGCGCGGCTGCTGGCTTTTCTTCTTTTGTGTGCATATGCTAGTGCGATGGCAGGAAGAAAACCGGTTAATCAGACAGCGGAACCCCGTACGGGTCTAGTTACGGCAGTTCAGGGCCAGGACGGTCGTCTTGCGGCAGCTCCGGAGGGCGATATGTACGTTCGTGATCCGCGCGCTGCTCGAGCGAAAGCGATTCGGGAGCGGGTCGCGCTGCATGTTGAGCAGGGCATTCCCGTTCCGAAGCATTTGCAGGCCCTTTTTGATGAGTTGCCGCCCGAGGATGGCACTGTCAAGAATGAGGATGTGGAGCTTATTACTGAGGCCGGCGAGCATGTGGCCGAAGTGGATTTGGATGAGGGCGAGCCGCAGCCCAGCGGAACATACGCGGCTCAGGGCGCTCCTAAGCACAGAGTCGCGGTAGAGCCTGCCGTCGAGCCTGAGCCTGTCGTCGAGTCGGAGTCGGCCAGTGAGGCGATCAGCCAAGAGACTATCGCTGAGGGTGCCGCTGGTTGTGGAACTGGTTCCGTAGAGGACAGCGACGCGTCGCCCCGCCCGAAGCGTGGCGCTCCGCGTAAAAAGGTGTAGTCCGCCAGTCCTGTACGACACGGCGTAGCCTCCCACGATTTATCGCCCCAGATTGGGACGATAGATGGTGAGGTGACGTATGACTAATCCGCAGTGGACCGCTCAAGAGCAAGCCAACGCCGACATCGACCATGCCTTGACGGCGGCGCAGGCCGCGCACGGCCCCGTTTTAGAGCAGTTGGTTTCGCCTAGCGACCCCGACTGGGCCAGCTACCAATCCGACAGCCCCGACTGGTTCATGAAGGCTGCGGGTGACGTGATCCGTAGGTATTGCGGTTGGCATATCTTCCCGAACATTAAAACGGTGGAGAAGAATATCCTGTGTGGTTCGCGGGGAATCATTGTGTTGCCGTCCAGGTATGTCACCCAGGTGGACAGTCTCATTGTGGGCGATGACGGTAACCTCGAATACCCTGACGCCCAGTGGATCGACCCTAAAGACTATGTGTGGCATGAGGCCGGCTGGATTCAACGTAAAGGCTACGCCTACTACCAGGGCTGGTACTACTCGGGCTACTACTACGGCAACGACCCCTACTATCTGCCCGTGTGGGATACCGGGCTGGCGACCTGCACCTTTTGGCACGGTTATGAGACGTTGCCGGATGAGGTGAAGGCCGTGGCGTTCGAGTTGGCGGAGCAGGCGATGGCGGTTCGTACCGGGAACGTGAAGTTGATGGAATCGCCGGGTGGTTATCGTGTTCAGACTTCCCAGAATTTTGGTTTGTCGTTGAACTGCGAGCAGATGAACAGGTTGGCTAATTATCGTATTGGGATGGTGGCGTGATGGCGGCGCTGCCGAGTCCTGGTGGTCCACCGCAGGCATCGTTGTCGCTGATTCCCAGCCCCTACGTGATCGCCCACATTCAACGGTACGTGAGCGACCAGATAGATCCCGACACCGGCAACGATGTGATCGTCGAGTTGCCGCCAGTGATTCGGATGGCGCAGTCCATTTCGCAGATCGGCCGACTGCGGGGATCATCAAGAAACATCTACAGCCCCGAGTTCGTGAAGCGCGTCGAAACTGATCTTCATATCGCCGTGGCAGACCCGGCCACGTATGCACCGTTGGACCAGGTGTTGTTGTTCCCGGAAGTCGATGACGACGGTAACTATGTGCCAGGAACAGGGATGGCGTTCTTCGTGGACGGTGTTTCCTATGATGGCCGCGAGTCGCCGTGGCCTGTTTTCACGAAAGCTTTAGGCGGCATGGTTCGCTTGAGGAGGGTCACCTAGCATGGACGACCAGGGTGAAGATGTCACACCAGAACAGATCAGGCTGAAAAACGGATACTTGTGGGTCACAAGAGATTCGTGGAGAAAAATCCTGCATGCGCCACCCGTAGTCGAAGCCGTTAAGGCGCGGGCGCAAGAGATTTGCGATTTCGCTAATGCTCATTCCTCAATTCCGGGCGCGGTCTATAAGGTGACTTTTGAAGAAGACGAAGAAAAATTGAATTCATACACGCGATTCCGAGCTTTTGTTAGGCCGGCGAACGCTGCCGCAAAGTTAGACGCAAAAGATTTCGATACTTTGCACAAGGCCATGAACTACGAACCGTTTAACGACCCCATGCCGCCGTCGACGCCAGCTCCATCTGGAGCGCAATTTCCCCCTTACGAGGACTAATGACCACACCTAACTGGGCTAATGAGAATCCCCCGTACGGTCCTCCGCCGTATGACATGCCAGGAAATCCGGACGGTGAGCCTATCTTTGCAACGATTTACCCGCCCCCGGTGCAGGCGTTGACTGTGGCGTATCTGACGCCCCGGATCGCTCCTGTTCCAGTCGCGACCCGGCTTCCACAGCCCGAAAGAACCGAGGACACGATCTCGGGTTTTATTCGCATTGAGGCGGCCGGCGGCTCGTTGCGCCGAAACGAACTACTTTTCGATGTGGGTATTATTTTGCACTCTTACGCCCCGAATAATCAGGAATCGCAGGCGGAGATCAACATGATGCGCGCTGTTGCGCATATGGGTAACGCGCAGGGCCGTTATATTGTTCACCCAAGCCTTCAGCGGCCTTGGTTTGTGCAGTATTCACGAATAACCTCCCTGGCCATGAAGCAGTCCGATCCGCTAGTCAACTTGACCAGATTTAAGGCGATGGTGTCTTGGCGGGTGAAGGGGATGCTTGACCCGATTAATGAGTCGCCTGATTCGTTGCAGTGAGGTGATCGACGCGGACGCATAGTTTGTTTCCGCATATATGCCGTATGCGGGTTCCTGCGGGGGGTGATCCGTGAGCGCGTTCCCAGGCGTACCGGTGAACGTAGATGAGTTTCTTTTGAAATCCTATGGCACCGAATCCTGATTGGTGAACGTATCCGGTCCACTGAAAGCAGTTACCGATAATGGGCTTATACACGGGGCCACCGACTAGTACATTGTTGATGAATCTGTCTTCGAGTGGCGCGGTTCGTCCTATGTTATTAACCGGTCCGGTTCCGCCGTATCGCCGTACTCTTTCGTAATGTTTTCGGCATAGCGGTTGACGTCTTTTCCTGCTTCTGAACATATTTTTAGTGCAGCCCGCTACGCAACATTTTTGTTTCGTTAGTGGATCTGACCTCACGATACTATCTTGGTGAACAATTATCGTATTCTTTTTGCGCCACGCCGATAAACATCCACTCATACCAGTTAAATTCATGCCAGTCTATTTCATGACAGTCATCGATTAACGGGAGGAAACCTGATGACCAACCTTACCATCACAGATTCAATCGCGGAGATCGCTGCACCGTCACCAAAGGTAACGGGCGGCGTTCTGTATGCGCCCCTCGGCACGCCGCTGCCGAACGACGCAACCAGCCCCCTCGACGCGGCTTTCGTGACCCTCGGGCGCACCAGCGCTGACGGTATCGACAAGACCGAAGAGCGCAAGACCACGGATGTGTTCGACTGGGGCGGCAACCTGGTCGCCGTGCTGCAGGACAGCTTCTCCATCATGCTGAAGTTCAAGCTGCTGCAGCTCATGAACGCCGACGTTCAGTCCGCTGCCCACGCTGCGGCCAACGTGACCGTCACCCCGGCGACCAGCACGAACGGCACCGAGATCAAGTCGGTCATCAACGCCGCGCAGCTGAACACCGGCATCTGGGTCATCGACGCCTACTACGAGAAGATGTCGATGCGGTTCGTTGTTCCGCAGGGTCGTCCCGTGAGCGTCGGGCCGGTCAAGTGGGTTAACAAGGAACTGGCGATGTACGAGCTGACCGTGCGCCCGTTCCCGGACGGCGACAACAACCACGCGTACGAGTACTGGAACGACGGGGTTACGGCGTAATCCACAAACTGCGGGGGGTAGGCGACTACGACAGTCGCCTACCCTGTCGTGTCCGATAAACAATAAAACTATAAGGAGCTTCAATGACAGTGGCGACTACGGCTAAAGCACCAGCGAAGCGCACTACAGCCCGTAAAGCGACTAGGAAAACTAGCGAGACTGCCGCTCCGCGCAGTGTCGATGTCAATGAAGCGCCGGCCGAAATCCAATTGCCGAAAACGCATCCGATTTACGGCACCAAGAAGCTTTACTACTACCATCCCAAAGACGGCTCCGAGCCGATCATCTTTCCGCACATTTCCACGTGTCGGCCCACTGCATTGTTCTTCTATGAGAACCGAAACGTGGACGAGATGCATCAGGCATTCGCGTGGATGGATTTATGCGAGATTCCGACCTCGATCGGTAGGCGACTTTTCCTGCTTCCGGATGAGGAGCAGGGGGAACTGCTACGCCAGTGGTTCGGTGGGCTGAACCTGACCCCGGCTCCGGAGGTGAGTCCGCCGGGGGAATCGTAATGCTGGCGCGAGTGGTCGGCCAGCACTGGTTCCCTCTAGTGCGTGATGTTCTGTCTTTGGGGTACAAAACCGAAGACATGTTCACAACGTTGAGCGTCGCCGAAATGGTAGCCATTGTTCAGGCTGCCCCCCCAGATTCCAGCATTAGGTTCTTCATGGATGGCGGCTGGACCCGCACTGATCATTTGCTTGCCAACATGCAGGAAGATAATGCCGGTTTAGCTAATTTGTCTAGCCCGTATGAGCGTCCGGGTGTCGAGGAGGAGGATCTCGGTGACCCGCGGAAGATGTTCGGCGGTAAGTCATCGGAGATGACGTGGGAAGAAGCCGCGGAGCGGGATAAAGAACGTTACGCGGCTGCGGCCAGGATGGCTGAGCAGGGCATTAAACCTAAAAATACTCGCGTGAGGACGCTGTAATGCCTGGGCCTACTGCGGAAAACCCCGGAGCTGAAGGCGAAGTTGGCGTAGCCAGTGTCGATGCCAACCAATACATCACTGTTCAAGCTTCTGCTGCAGGACTTTCAACGCACCTAGCAGAGGCTACTCAAGCCGAGATCGAAAAAGCCGGCGAAGACGGAAAAAAGCTCGTCGCCAAAAAGGGTAAAGAAATTCAGGACGCTATTGCTGACGTTGCAGTGGCAGGTGCGGAAGAACTTAAGGAAACCGTTGAAAAACTCGGTTCGGTTATTTCCTTCAACGTCTCAGACGTTATCACGAAAAAAGATATCACTAAACTTAAAAAACAAATTAGCGAAACCCTCGCCGCCGCCGCAGAAGCCGCTTCCCAGGGTCTTCCTGTGGTTGGAAAAACAGCAGGTACGGTTATTGCAGACGCCGCTGGTGATGGCATCAAGGACAGCAATAGTATTCCGTCGGCTATTCAAGGAAAGACCAGGGAAGCGGCGGTAGCGGCCGAGGATACGGCCCATGCAACTGGGCAGCATATTTCTCAAAGTGCTGGTCAAGGAGTTTCGCAAAGGACGGATATTGCCGACGGTCTTGTTGAGCAAGTTGCGTTAGCCGGAAGTCAAGTTGTTCCCGCTGCTCACGATGCGGGAACAAAGGCGGCTGAAGAAGCCGCGAGGGCAATTGCTGGTAGCAATGCGCTTTCGGATTCGATGGTGACGCGGCTTCATCGCGCGATGTATGGCACGGAGGAAGCGGCAGTAAGCGGCGGTAAAAAAGTCGGCGAAAACTTTTCGCAAGCACTTACCGACGCTGCCTCAACTGCTTTACCACCTGTCGTAGAACAAAATATCAAGGACGCCGAGAAGTCCGCTGCGAGTGGGGCCGAACGGATCGCGCAGGTCGCCGCTGAGGCCAAGGAGCGCGCTGCTGCTCAGCGGCTGGTTGCCGAGCAGCGGCAGGCCGCTGAGCGGCAAACAGCTGGCGAAAAGCAGGCCGTAGAAGCCAGCAAAACCGGTGAAAAAATTGGCGATAACCTGGCACAGGGTACGGAAAACGCGGCAGCCAGGATCGCCGCTAGCCTCGCCACTGTTCGACAGAACATTTTTGAAACTTCCAAATCGGCCGAGATTTTCTCTAAGAACGTTCCGATACTTCAGGCACTCGGGCCGACCTACCTGAGGGGAGAGTCTGGCACCGGTCCGCGAAGCTATGTCAACGAGGGTGCCGCTCACGCCGCACGTTTCGAGCGAGAAAAAGCTCAGCTTTTACGGCAGTACCAAGAAGACCTTCGCGAAGCCGTTGAAGAAAGTATCAGCGAACATTATGCGGAGCTGTCAGAGAGGGGAACCTACGAGAGCTACGCCCTTCATGACGCGTCAGTAGCTAGTGCGAAAGAAAGCTTAAATAAGCTCAAGACGACCGTAAAGCCAACCTCTACAGACAATAAAATCAACCGTAAGCAGAACGCATTCTCCGCCTCACAGCGTCGAATAATGCAGGAAGAAATCGTCAGTATTCTGTCAGAGGCCAATAGTGTCGAGGGAGAGGAACGAAAACTTCCGCGAGCCGCCGATAGTTTTGTTAGTAGGACAGCTGTCCAAAACGATCCTGAACTCATTAATCGGCTGTTGTCCGATCCGGAAGCAGTTATTGCGCCACTCGGCCTGAATGGCGCAGCGGTTGATCGAGCGGCGGTAGATGCAGAGATAGCGAAGCTAAACAAACTTCTTGCCGAAAGTAGACCAGGACGCGGTGGTGCGCCACCGAAAAAGCAGAGAACGCAGGCCGAGATAGCCGAAATCGTCAAAAAGATTGAGACGCACGAAGCCGCGTTGGCCGAACGCGATCGATACGATAACGCAATCTCATTGGCTTCCGATTTGGAAGCGCGGCTTTTAAACCGTTTCGCAGAAACGTATCTCACGGAGGAATTCACCAAAAAACATACTCGATCCGGCTCGGATTTGATGGCCAAGCATGGTCGGATTCGTGATCTTGATGCAAAAGCATTCGACACAGCGACTCGGCAATTAAGCAACCCTCTGGGAACAGAAGAAACTCCCGCACCTAGTCAGGGGTCAATTACAAGTAAAAGCACTGATGCGGGGTCCAGGGTCGGAAAAGGAATTTATAAAGAAGCTGATTCCAATGAACCGCCTACTAATCCTTATGAAATTGTCCCTACCCGTGAAAGCGGTTACATTCGCGTAGATGAATATGCGAATGTTAGAGACAGGCTCAAAACCTTTCAGGAAATTCTCAATCGAGGTGTTCCAAATTTTGTTAAGGGAATGGATCAGCCAGATCGTAGAAAACGAAAAGGCGAGAGCGACGAAGAATATCGAGCATACAGAGAAGCGCGTGCTCAATACGGAGACTACCAAGAAGCATTTAATGAACAAGGCCCGCTGTTAGATAGGCTACGTGAACTAGAGCCTCAGCGTCTCAATAATGTTATTGCTCAGCAGCGTCAGTTTATCGCTAAAGGTGCGGTGCCGCAGCAGCTAATTGCTTCAGCTTTCGCTAGTTCAATTCCACCGGAAGTTCTTATTCCGGAGATGAAGAAGCAGAGAGTTTTTCAACCTTTTCAGCAGGAACAAAAACTTTACGGAATGTTTTCGGATGCGATAAAAAGGGTTTCTGCTCGGTATGCGGCCGAAAGCAAAGGACCCGAATCGCTTTTCGGGCCAGAGGCGACAAGTGCAGAGGCTTTTTATGAGTGGGCGGGTTCAGCGCGCGGTGGGAATATTGTTTCTAGTCCGGATCTGGCTCGAGATTATGCCGCTAAATTAGAACGCGCTGTACAGGTCGAAGATTATTTAGATGCTATTCAAACAAAAAATTCTATTAAACAAATAGAAGAAAATATTTCGAATCTTGAAAAAGAATACAAAGTTAGTCGTGGAAAGAACCGTGAAAATAAAGCGAAAGAGTTAGATAAAAAACGATCTAGACTTGAGGCTTTGCGGGCTCGTTTGGCGGACCTCCCAACCGTCCTTGCTGATGATTTAGCAAAGATTGAAAAACAAACTGCGAAAGGTATTCAAAAGGAGAAGAACGACGCCCGGAAAATAATTGAGCGCGGCAACGCGGGAAGGGAAATGACGGCGGCTACTAAAGATTCCGCCGCCAGCGAATACTACTTAGCCGTAGAGAAACGCGAGCGCCTCAAGGCTTTGCTTGACGCTGAACTTATCACGGCAGAGCAACTTGAAGCTTACGGCCCGCTTCCGCCAGAGGGAGTCCTGACCGGAGAAAATCAAGTCGGTTTCATTGATGAGCGCCGTCCGAATGGTGAAGTTTATAAACGCATCGTCGAGTCGAAACCAGGACGGGTTCGACCCGAAGCGCGGCGCGGACTAGGATGGGAAGCGGAGCGTCGCGCGCAGATAAACATGCGCGATGAGCGAAAGGGCCTGCGTGGAACTACTTACGAAAATCCATCCGCGTCCACGGTTCGCGCTCAGCAGGCAAGCTTAGACGCGGCACGTAAACGATTCGAGGAAGAAAATGCGGAAAAACGCCTCGAGTGGGAGCAGGACTGGGCCAAAGGAAGAATCACCAGCGATTTAGTTGGTCGCGGAGTAATCGGAGACAGGGCACCAGAAGAGGTCGCCGCCGAATGGCATGCAGCCGTTTTCGGTGATAACCCAGTCAATTTTCAGTCGGCCAGCGGACTTCAGCGAACTCAAGGATTAGTTAACAGTTTCCGCGATGTCGGAGATAACCGCAAAGCCCCAAGGACGAAGGGCGAGTTCAAAAACGATTTAGCCGCGCTATTCGGGGTTCCGCAAGATACGATCGATAGATTTTTGACCACACTGAATGATAGTGCCACGAAAAATCAAAATCGATATAAAGAATATCAAGAATCTCCCGATGCATCTATCGATGCTCAAGTCGAAAAAAAGCTTGAACAAATTAAAGGCATGGCCGATTCGGATCGTCCATACCCGATTTCATCGGAAAAAGGTCCAGTCACCGCCGGCAAAAGATATGAAGACCGTGTCCGTCAAATCGAGACACTTAAATTACTTGATGAAAGAGACAGGAAAAAGGCTCAGATAACCGATGACAAGATGCGGGAACGGGATCTTCAGAGGCGAGTCGATCAAGAATATAAGAAGTACGAGGATTCCCTCAAGCCTGTTTCGACCGAAGGTATCGAATTCACCGAAATTCCGGCGACCTCAAAGCTTTCACGTCAAATAAAAGCAGTATCTCCTGCTGGTAACGAAATAACTTTTCCAATTGAAAAAGATATTAGTGATCTTGTTGAAAAACAGCACCGCAAGCGACCGGTCGATCGTGAACATCCACTGGTCAGTGGCCAGCCGCAATCGTGGAACTCGGATTACGAAGAGCGTCTTCGTAATATTTATGAGAAGAAACTTCGCGGCGAGTATGCAGAGCGCCTGGCAACTTATGAAAAATTCTCCGAAGAAATTGAAAATTTAGTCACAGAAGAGCGTGGAAAAAACCCGGAGGATAGAAGATACCGTAACTTTTACGAAAAAACCCCCTCGGCTTCCGGAACAATAGAAACTACGGTTTTGCGTTCCGCCTCAGAGGTTCCTAAGGCGGCATGGGACAAGGGGGCAATCCCGCGATTTGATGAAGACACTTTCCGATCTGCGATAATTCGTGATGTCGTTCGACGCGAACGATTAAATCCCAGCGCCGTCGATAAAGAGCTTGAAGATGCCGTAACTCTGCTGAAAAACTCTAATCGAAAAGCGGACGCCGAGAATAAACTCCGTTTCGCGGATTTAGATGATTCCGAGGAAAAAGCTAAGATAGCCGCACTTACGACGAAGCTTGCGGAGCTGCGCGATCAAGTTACCGAAAGGACCAAGAAGCAATCCCGTCGGAAAACGCCCAAGGGCGTCGCCGAAGACCAGGGTGTTATCGATTCCCTTAACGCGGAGATCGACAAAGCCGAGAGTGATATAAAAAGAATAAGTAATAGTTATTTTGCATCCGATGCGTACAAGAAGAAGTTGCGCGAAAGTGCTATCAAACCGGTTCTGGAAAACCGTATTGTTCTGACACCAACACGACCAGCTACCGCAGAAGAATACCAAACCTATTTCGAACGCACCGTTGATGCGACTTTTGCGGGTTACAAGAAAATGGGTTTCGGGGAAGGTGACTGGGCGAAGAATGCTAAAGCTGAACTTGATGCACAGATCGCCGAACAAGAAGCGCTTAACTCTGAGATCGAGAAAAACGCGGCTGAAGAAGCCAGATTAGAAAAGACATACAGCCAGGGTCGTTTGAAGAAGGCTGAATCGATAAAATCTAACCGCGATAAGGTAAAAGATCTCCAGAAGGCCAACAAAACGCTTCGCTCACGGCTGATCGCCACGGCGGACGGCGAGACCCTAAGCGATACTCTCGCTCGGCAAATGATTGCGAAAAGAATATCTGAGCTAGATTTAGCTAGAGGAAGATCGCCCGGTGCGCTACCGGCGTCAGTTTCTGAAGAAATGATCGGCTTCTTAGGCGAACACAGGGCAAACATTGCCGAGCTTAAAAAGGCATACGACACCGGCGGCTATAAAGCCATGCGGGCTGTTTACAAAAATTCAATTCCTAAATCTAGTGAGTTACCGACACCGGGCATTGAAGTTCCGATGCCGTGGGACACTATGCGGCAGGCCGCGTCGGCCCAGCTTGCAGAAGCTATTGACGTTTCTCATGCACCAGGTGGAGATATTACGTTGCGCGCTCAAGCGCTGCTAGACCAGCAAAGCCGCAAGGCTCTTCAAAATCTTTCTCCGCGGATACGACAAGCAATGACTGAACTCGCTACTCGAAAAGATGAGGCGGGAAACTATCTATTAGGTGACGAGCAGCTTCAGTCTTTGATCGAGGGATATTCGGCTACCGCTTTCGCTTCTACGCAAACTCAAATGCGAGAAAAGAGCCCCGTTCCCGGCTCTCCTCGAGGTCTTCCATCGAGTTATCAAACTATGGAGGCCGTTGATTCAGCTTCATTTTCGCGACGCGGCCAACGCGCGGATTCTATGCGCGGTTCGCCAACTAATCCGAACATTCCGGTAGAGAGTGTTACTGCGATCGATTTGCTGAAATCTCAAATCGAAGAAATTAAAGGGGCTATCGCGGCATCTGAACTTGATGAATCGAAGCTTCATAAAAAGTTAGATCAGCAGGTTAATGAGGAGCGCCAAGATAATGCCCGTCGGGCATCTCAAATCGCAGAAATCGACACACAAGTACTAGAGCTTCGCGAAAAGCAGGAAACACTTAAGAGGCAAGTTGCTGATCGTCGCCGTAGCGATCGCACGCGAGCCGAAATTCAAAACAAGTTAGATGCGACGGAAACAGCTATAGCGGACCTTGATGCTGCACGCGCGTCAATTATTGCTCCTGTTGATTGGACTCCACTTCACGAGCGGAATGTTCGCTACGGAAAAGCACAGGAAACAGCAAATTATGTACTTACTAATATGGAACGAAGCCTTTCGCGCGCGACTCCGGAATGGCGTGAAAGCCAACTCGCCAAGATGGAGGAAAGGATCTCGACCGCGACTCCCGAGTGGCGTGATCAGCAGCGAGAGAAAATAACGAAACTGAGAAAGCAAATTATTGATTTAAAAAACGCGCCGGCTATCTCCGCGCTTTTGCGTGGGCTGAGGGACGAGAGAATCGCTGAGTCCGAAATCGCGGCAGAAGTTAACCGACTGAACGGCGATTTGGCGGGTCTTCAGGACCGGAAAACCGAATTAGAAGGAGTGTTGTCGCGCCAACGTAAGGATCACACGAAGGCCGAGACGCAAAGTCAAATAAATCAAATTGAAGAGAAAATCGCAGTTGTACAACGCGACCTTGAAGATAAATTGTTGGCCCAGTCCGAACAGGCGCTGGCCGACAGCGTCTACGGTGTTCGATTTCCTTCTTCTCCTTTTGTGCCGAGATCTTCGACGGGAATTGGTTCGGGTCAATACGCTCCCGCTCCCGGTGGCGTAGCGCTTGCGGAATATCCGCTGCCGACCCAGGAAACATATCTCAAGGAACTTGAAACGAAACGCGTCGAGGCGAACGCGCAGTTCGCGCGTCAGATTGCCGACAAGGCCAACCAAGAATCCCGGCTGAAATTAATTTCGCAGCTCGCGCCGATTTCGGTAGGCGGTTTTGGTCAGGGACTAGGATTAGAGCTAGCGGGTAACACCCTTATCTCTGAGTACATCAGAAAAGCTACTGAAACCAAAAAGGAATTTCCCACCGTCGCGCCTATCGACAAGGAGCGTCAACAGGCACTTGAAGCTAGGCTAGCCGCAGCCCAAGCCTTTCCGCGCTCGAGTTCAGATCCTTCTACGGTTATGGAAGGAGATATTGCCCCGCTGCTTGGCGGAAGCATTGCGATTCCGAACAGGACCTTGCAGCAGATTGATCCATTAGAGCTGTCGGAGATGTACCGGCTGGCCTTAAGTACCGGACTCCCTGGCGGTTATTTAGCGCAGGCTGAGTTGCGCGGCCCGGGTGCTTCTGCAGCATCTTCCGCCTTCCGTAAAAACTATTTGCGAGAAGTTTATGAATCGGCGGGTGCTGAAGATAAGCGCCCCCTTCCGCTTCCTCCTTTAGCTGATTTGCCGCCGGAATTGCAACAAAAATTGGCCGGACTTTACGATCCGGAAGGAAAACCAAAATTTGAACCTTATTCCGGTAACTATGGTCCCGAGGTTTTAGCTTCAACAGTTCAACGCGGGGCGGGACTTGAATCTTTGCTTACCTCCGACCTCAGTCCTAACTGGCCGAGGCCACCTCATGCGCCGCCTTTCGTGAATTTCGGTGCGGGTCCGCTCGCGCCAGAATTACGAAGTCTTCTCGCGGAGTCGGAATTTCCGAATTCCGGAGTTCCGCCGTTGCTGCCGCCGCCTCCACCGCCCACGGGAACAGGGGGATTGCCTGAAGAACCTGAAGAACCCGAAGAGAGCTATATAGCCCGTATGGCGCGTATGCGGGCCGAGGTTGAGGCGAAAATTCGTGAAGAAACCAAAAAGCTGGTCAATATCGAGAAGGGAAAGAAGACTAACGCGGAGCGCGAATATCCACTAGCTGACGGTAAAAAGTGGAACAAAGATCATGAAGAGAAATTGACCGCGATTTACGCAGAGCAGGTCAAACAAAAATATTTAGAGCAACTCAAAGCCTTAGAACAACAAGCCTCGACATATTTGCTGCTCAACGAACGCCAGCGAAAAATCATGGACGAGATCAACAGCCCTCAAGGCTGGCAGAAAGCTCTGGGCGGGACAGGGTCGGACTGGATTGGGCCGGCCAGGTCGGCGGTTGAAGAATTCCGAAACGCGCAAATCGAGGCGCGCAAGCTGAATCAAATTAATCTTAGTCCCGCCGGTGCTTCAAGTAATGCGGAAAGCGCTCTCCTTCAGGTGCAGCGGAGGATCTCGGAACTTCAAAATGCGAGTTCGGGGTTTGGCAGCGCCCAGGCCATTTCAAAAGCCCAGGAGTTGCTGCGCGAGTACCAAGAACAGGAAAAGGTTCTGAAACAGCAGGTCTCAACTTACTCGCAACTTAGTGCTGAGCAGCGCAGATTAACGGATTTGATGAGGAGTTCTCGGGGCCTTGGAGCGCCGTCTTCTCTATCTGCTGAGGCGGATGCTCTTAAGAAGTCGTTTGCTCAAAATCAGCAGTTTTTGGCTAATGAGCGTGGTTGGGCTAAAAAGTTTGGGCCGTCGTGGAAAGAGGAGATTCAAAAACTCCGCGATGAGGCTTTGGGTGGTTTCCAAACCGGTTCGTCGGCGAACAACGTGTTCGCCAACATGTTGCAGCACATGGGTGGCCCGCTGGCTAAGTTCGCCCCAGTGTTACGGAGTCAGGGAACTAACGCGGGGCAGGCATTCGCGTCGGCCCTTGAAAAGGAATTGCAAAAAGTTGGTGGCGATGCGAAGAAGCTTTCGCCGGAATCGGTTCAAGCGGCAGCTGATGTCAAGATGGCCGAGATGGGTGCGGCGCGGGGAACAGCTATGGTCGGCGGCATGGCCGCGGCGATTTTGGCTGGCGCTGATTTGGTCGCTCACGACGTTAAACGTGTTGCCGAGTTGGCGCAACAAGAATTCCAAGACATTTGGAAAGTTGGGAAACAAGCTGGCGACTTTTTGATGGACTCGTTCTCTAAGGCCATTGAAGGTAAGGTTCCGGACATTACTGCGGGTCTGGGTGTTGTTCAGAGCGCGTTTGAGGGGTTCATTACAGCGCCGCAAAACTTTGCGAATGCCGCCGTGGATATCACGGTCGGTTGGATACCGCTTATCGGCGGCATGGTTAAAAGCATGGTTGCGATTCCCGAAATGGTTTTGAATTCCGTGTTGCCGATTTTTGACGAGTTTAAGAGTTTAGGTGGGGCGTTCGCCCAAGAGATGATCGGAATTGGAGACGAGTGGCAGGAAGCTGCTCGAAGTATAGCGGGTCAAACTTTTGACGAAAACAATCTCGAAAGTTATCTCAATATTGTTAAAGAGATCTCATCTTCTGGCGATTTGGTGCATTTCAAAGATGTTTACGAAACTATCGGCGAGTTGCACCAACGGTTCGTGGGTATGGGAAAGCTTTCATTGCCGCAGTTGAAAGATCTTACCCTCACCCTCGCTCAGGGTAATGAGATTTTGAATACAAAGACCAATGTTGATCTGCTGACTGGGGCTTTCAACGACTTTAAAACCAAGCCGGAAGACGCCGCCCGCACTCTGCTGCACATGATTAATATTTCGAGAATTACTGGGACCGGCATTAATGAGATGCTTGCTCAGGTCGACAAGAGTGGACCTACTTTCGAGGCTTTAGGTTACAACCTTGAGCAGAGCATGTACCTGATGGGAAAGTTTGATCAAGAACTCGGTAAGCCGGCTGGCGAAAGACTCAGCCTTTCGTTAGGTAATGTCACCGAACATTTGGGACAGATGGGCTTCAATGACACCGCAGAGGGCTGGAAGTACCTTATAAAAACAGTTAATCAATTTTACGAGGCGGGAAACCGTACAGGTGGTATTGACTTTTTAACTCAACTCGGAATTAAAGGAAAGGCCGCGGGCGCGGTATGGAAGTCGATAACCGAAGGGGCGATGCGCAGCGTCGAAGACCTTGAGAGAATGAAAAACGCAGAGGGCAACCTGGATCAACCGCTCAACCCTGCTCTTGAGAAAACGCGAATGCTTAAAGACGCGATGGAGCAGCTCTCCAACTCTATGAAAGCTGCTTTTGCTGGCGTAGGGGTACCTCTCGTCCACGTCCTTGTCGAGGTTGCCGATAAGGTTCAAGAGTTTGTTGAACATAATCAGAGCAAAATTTTGGGTTGGGCGGAAACTTTCTCTGACGCAATTTTCATTACTTTCGGTTCGATGATTACGGAAATGGGTGATGCGATTAAACAAGGAGCGCCAGCTATCAACACCTTTTTCCATCAGATGTTGCAAATGCTTCTCGAAATTGATATGGCAGCGCAAAAGTTCCTGGACGGTTGGGGTTCTTTTATTCCCGGATCTGATGTGATGAAAAAAGCGCTGGTGGATGCAACTGTTCCGATTCAAGCGGCAATGCAATTGAATATCACCGATCCCACGGCGGCGATTGGCGATGTCGTGTCAAAATTCGGGCGAGGCGCGGTAGGGGCCGGGAAAGAATTACATTCTGGTATTGAAGATCAAAAAAACGAGGCGCAGGTAAGGGAAGGATTCAGCGCAAGCTATCTCGACAAGGAAAACGAAAAGCAATTTGGTTCGCTTTTGGTCCCAGGCGCGGAGGGTTTAAAGCTCGGCGGAGATGCGGATAACAGAAAATTTGTTGTTGATCAGCTGCGGAATCTTGGAATTACATTCCCGAATGAAAAAGAGGCTATCGATACCGGAAAAATCTCTGCCATTAACACCAATAAACCGGAAACGACTCAAGCTCTCATCGGGATGCTCAACAGCGATCTACTTCCAGCGATACGTGAACTACATCAGGGTGAGCCCGGAGCCGAAACGAAAACCCTTCAAGACTTTTTAGGAAAAGGTCTCACTATAAATGACGGAAACACGCCACTTAAAGTTTGGATAGTAAACAAAGATGCGTCCGAACCCGGTGCAGCGGCACCGCCCGGTGCGTCGGCGTCAGGTGCGGCAACACCCAATACTCTAAGGGACGGTGGAGGTCCTGGGGCATGGGGCTACAAGGACAAGACAGGCAAATTAGTCAGTCCGTTGATGCCAACGGAACCCAGCGACGCCGAGAAGCAGAAAAGAAAAGACGAAGGTCTAGAGGCTGTACAGTTTGATCACGCATTCCCCGCGGACGCCGCAACGGTCGCGGCGTACAACGCCGCCCACCCGTTCCAAGGCATTAGACCCCTGGATTCGATGGACGGCGTTCCCAGGAATTTGCAACCTCTTGTTCGAATTCTTAACGGATTAGGTTTTGGACCCGAAGACACTCAACGAGAGCTTAGGGAAGCCGGGGATTATCTCAGCACCCTGCCGGTGATCGACGGTGTCATGAACGCTTTCGGAATGCAAGCGCCCGACGCGCATGCTGCGGGTGGTGATATTAGTTCTGATATTGATCTTCCACCAGGTTTGACGCCGCCTAATTCGAGTGACACGATGTTGTCGTGGTTGACGCCGGGTGAGTTTGTGGTGAATAAAAATTCGTCGGCGGCTTTTCATGATGTGTTGCAGAAGATCAACTCGGCACCGCATTTCAATGCCGGAGGCGGTACGTCGTCCGTTTCGCCGTCTACTTTGCCGGGCCAGTTGGGCCTTCCCGCGATTTTGCTTGCTAGCTCGGCACCGCCACTTGACGGCCACGCTATTTTGACTAGCGCTGGCATTCCGGATCGTTATCAGAATTCGTATGTTCCGGGTTTTGGTGTTCCTGGGGTTTCGATTCCGACCGATTTGTCTACTTCTGATAAAGGTGCGAAGAAGTCTGTTCAAGAGATTATGGATACGCTTGGCGTGCCGTCAAATTTGCAGGACGACAAAGGGATAACGCTTCCGGTTAGCTTCTCGACCACCGGATCTCCCCTTGCTTCTTTGGGGCAGCCGGGACAGCCTCTTTTAGCCCCGGGTCAGCCGATACCGGCGAGTGTGGACGGGGAGCATCCGCAGATCACCGCAGCCCTCATGGCCGCGCGAACGTTTGGTCTCGGCACCAGAGGGCCTGGCGTTGATTTCGCTGGAGAAAGAAATCATCCTCATGATGGGAAGCTGCACCCGCAAGGTGAGGCAGGCGACTTCTCAGGGGGCAGCACGGAGCAAATGGATGCCTTCGCCAATGCGATGATGTCGCCGCAGTTAGTTCCGTACATTCAAGAACTTATCCGTAAAGGCCCAGGAGTCACGCAGAATATTCTTGGCGGAAAGCTCGTCCCAGCCATCGACATGCCAGGTAGCCCATATGTGACCGGTGGTCCAAACGGCGCTGGAGACCATACCACCCATGTGCATCTTGGCGTTCTCGACAATATGGCTCAGGCGTTTGAGCAGGCGCTCGGGGCTACCGGAATACCGGCCAATCTTTCGAGTTATGCTTCTGGGGCCTCCGCCGGTTTCCCGGGTATGGGCACAGGAACTGTTGACAGTAATTTGATGTCGGCTTTGCAGAGCGCTGGCATCCCACCGGAGATGTATCCGTTGCTAGTCGGTTTCGCTAAAACAGAAGGTAATAACGGTCTCGGCATTCCGACTTTGGGTTTCAAGGATGTTCAGGCGGGAAGTACCCTTGAGGGTCATGTAATGGCTTTGGCGAAGCAGCTTCAAGATCGTCAGTCTGTTGTGGGGCCGTTCCCTGCTGGCGGAAGTCCGCAGGATCAGGCTGCGTGGATGGCCGATGTTGTGGGCCAGAATGGTGTTCAGTCGGATATTTTTGGTGAGCGTCAGCCTGCCCGCGAGGAATACATCAATAGTATTGTCAAAAATTTCGGTGGTGTACCCACCAGTTTGAGTAGTTACACTAGCGGCGGCGCTTTGCCGCATGTGTCGCTAGTTGATTCCGTAACCAGCGACGGGGCCGGCGGAGCCGGTCCTCCCGGCAGCGATCCCGACAAAGGACCCAAAAACGTCAAACCGCACCGAATCCGCGAAGGCGGTCCGCCGAAACCGAACGGAATTCCCGACTTGACTCCAGTTGCACCGGGAACCGAACACGCCGTCGAAACCAACGAAGGATGGTTTTTATATACGTTCAATGACCCCAACCCGGAAATCCAAAAGCTCACCGCAGAACAAAAGGCACAGATTAACGACTACCTCAAAAAGTGGGCCTCTTTAAGTAAGAGAACACAAACCAACTTAGATGAACTTGGGAAGGCTAATAAAAAACTCGACAAGCTGCAACACGCTTACGACGAAATATTGAAAAGCGGCGATATCTTACCTGATCTGCAGAAAGCAATTTCGGAAGGAAAAATAGATGAATTCCTTAACAGTACCGAAGGGGAAACATATACAGCGTCACCGACCACGCAGGGCGGAAAATGGAAAACTGCTTATGACAATCTTCAGGCCGAAAAAGATCGCATAAAGACATTACTCGGCGAAAAAGAAGACATATATGTAGAGGAAGGCATAGCCGGCGACGACTTAGTTCAGCCGTCGAGGAGATCACCCAAAAAAGGTGAGGAGAAGTACAACACTGACGCGGAATCATTAGGCAAGGGCCTGGTCAAGGGCCTGGCGGAGGAGCTTGGTTTTGGTGATATTTTCAAGAATTTGAAAGGGGAGAATGCTAAGCCTCCGTGGGAGTGGGGTATTTGGAAGTCGGCGATGGCTGGTATCGGTTCCGGAATTTTCGGGGATGGTATCACCGGTATTTTGTCTAAACTTTTCGGCGGTAATGATCAACAGTCCGGGCAGGGTCCGTTCGCGCCGGGAGCGTTGCCGGGTCCGGCTGGGCCGAATGGTCCGGGAAATCTGGGGCTCCCCCCGGTTTCGCCGGGAGCTCATCCGGGGGGAGCCCCAGGCGCTCATCCCTCTTCGCCTGGTGGGGCTGTCGCGCCGCATGGAAAGCCTCTCTTTACCCGCGAGGGAGGGGCTGGCGACAGTGACGAAAGCGCGCAACTTAATGAACGTGCCTACGAGCATAATGCGCAATACGCAACAAAAATGGATAGATCCGGAAAATCTTATAACACACATTTGTCGCCAGAGGACGAAACGGCATTTAGAGCCTGGCTTAAGAGTAAAAGCATCAAAAAAGAAAGTTTTGATCCAGATAAAAGTACTAATGATTATGATATGCGGGGATTCTGGAAATATAACCATGTAGCCGCGAATGCGTTACCGGCTGAGGAGAGCCCCGATAGGCATTTTCCAGATACGTGGAAAACCCCTTTCGACACAAGTTTCTCGGGAGAATCGAACTATGCAAATTCCGCTGCAGAGTCCTTAGTCTGGGAAGGGGACAGTCTGATCAATAAAACCACCGGAGAGATCGTATATCGTCATCCTTCAGGTGATGGACCAGCTGGAACTGGAACGAGAACTATTCCCGCGCCGCCGCCGACGACCTCGACAGCGTCGCCGACCACGACTCCGACGACTTCGACACCGTCGCCGACCACGACTTCGACTCCTACCACGACTTCGACTTTGCCGACGCCACCACAATTCGCCGGATTAGGAAATCGACAACTTTCCTCGTTAATGAAATCTTCGTCGCAAGATCAAGACTTCACGGGGAACTTTGATCCAAGAGTTAAGATTGATACATCGAATGTGACGATTTCCGACGCAGACGGTAACGTACGCGATGGCAAGGGGAATGTAGTTCCCGGGCTTCCCGCGCCGCCGGATCGAGTCGGCAGGGTTCAACTTTCTGACTTCACAGCACCGATCGCTCCCGAGCATAGCGCTGCTACGTACGGAAATCAGGGCTGGTTAGCTTCGAAGCTCGCCGGTAAGGGTTTTTCGTCAGATGAAGTTCGTGGGATTCTTGCTTTGAACGCTGCCGAGGGGGGCGACGCCGATTCTAGGAGTTTGCTTGGCTTTAAGGAGGGTCAGCCTTTCGGTGATATTACTGCGACTGGCCCCGAGGGCCATTTGAATACTTTTATGAAGCAGTGGACGGACATGAGTCGGCGTCCGAATGGTCAGATTCCGGGTGTCAATTCTTTAGGTCAAGTTAATAACTGGACTCAGTTTATGACCTGGATGCGGGAAAAAATTGTCAACCAGACGGGTGTTCAAAAGGATTTCAACGGAGAAAAACAGCCGTCCGCGGAGGACTATCAAAATAGAATGATGAAGAATCTTTGGTGGTTACCACCGAATGTTCAAGGAAAGTGGGATGGAACTCGACCAAGCGGACCGCAAGCTGGCACCCCGAATAATCCGTGGCAAGGAACCCTGACGAGCAGAACATCGTCCGGAAATATCACTTATGGTATCGGAGATTTGGAGGGCGGCGATTCGGGTCAGGGAAATCTGGGGATAGTTCGTGATCCTAATGCGGGTAATTTCAATCCAAATGTAAGGCTCGATACTTCTCATGCGCGTTTCGGGAGTGAAGGGCCTTCTCAGTGGCAATTATTTTTGGAGCGCGCAGAAACATATTTTCCAGATGATCCGGCGACTTTTAATGTTCCGCACACTCAAATTTTGCCGGTCCCTAAGGGTGCTCCAGGGATTCCTGTTCCGCAGGGCAATTTGGGCGCGGGGTCGGCGTTATCGGGTGCTTTGCCGATGTTGGCTCCGTTGTTGCAGCTTATTCCGGGCGGTCAGGGGCTTGGCCAGGTGGTTTTGTCGGCGGCGAATGTTTTGGGAAGCATGAGGCCGGGACAGCGTGATGAGAATGTGAATTCTGGTGGCGGTGGTGGCGGGCCTGGGACAGCTATTTATGTGGATGCTTCTAATATGATGGACCCGGCGTTTGTTGGTCAGCAAGTGGCGAAGTACGCGCAGCCTGGTACTACGCCCCAGTCTCCGCAACCTCCGTCTGAATTGGTTAGTCCGACGTTGCATTTCTGAATTGGTTAGTCCGATGTTTAATTAGGAGTGTGGTTATGGCGAGCAAGAAGGTCGTTGAGGATGTCGCCGAGGATGCCGTAGTTGAAGATGCTGCGCCGGTTCGGCGTGCGCCGGCGACGGTGCAGAAGCATGAGGATTGGTATTTGGTTACTTATGGTGGGTGGCAGATTAGTGTTGCGCCGGATGGGTTGATTATGTTGCCGAGGCATCTTGAGCATGGTGATGTGGATGATTTTGTGGGGTGTATGGCGGTGGCTCGTGATGTTGCTGCGACGGTGGTGGCTTCTCATCATAAGTTGCAGTTGGCGGCTCAGGATAGGGTGGGCTTGTCGTCTCGTCGGGCGATTTTGAGTCAGGGTGGTCCGCCTGAGGGTGCTGTTCGGATGCGTTCGGTGAGTGCGCAGCAGCGGTCTTCGGTGATTGGGCGGGCTAGGGGTGGTTCGTGACGAATTTGATTGTTAATTTTGCGTCTGATTCGTCGTTTGTTGCGGAGTCCGGTCAGCGGCTTGCGCCGACCACGAAGGGTAATACGACCGCGACGGTGGGTCGTTATATCGCGAATGAGGCACCTATTCCGTTTAGTATGTTGAATCCTGCGTTGCAGGGTTCGGGTGTAACGATGGTGTATTTGGATCCTGCGGGTAATATGCATAATTTGTCTGGTCCGAATGCGGGTTTGGAGGGTGCCCGTATTTGTACTCAGGTTTTTGGTGATCAGCAGTGGCATTTTGAGCAGGTTAGTGTCAATAGTCCTTATATTTTGGGTGCGCAGATTCAGCGCCAGAATTATCCGGAGCGGAAGTTCAATTTTGGGGTGATTATTGGTAGTCATGCGCCGCCGATGAGTGAGTATCAGTTTCGTTTGGCTGAGGATTATTGGTGGTCCGGCCAGGATGAGTCGAATGATGGCTGGTTTGGTGTTTATACGCGTTATTCGGGGTGGCGGTGGATTCCTGTTCGGCCTGAGGATACTGTTCGGACGCCGCAGAAGATGGATAGTACGGCGTATGGAAATAATTCTGTGCGTTGGGATATTACTTGGGTTGCGCAGCGACCTTATTTTACGAAGGTTGCGCGGTATCGGACTTTTCAGGCTTCTACGGGGGTGGCTAAGTCGGCCCCGAATTATTTGTTGACTGGTGTGACTCCGGGTTTGGCGAGTGGTAATTATTATTGGGGTACGTTGCCGTTGGCTAATGCTGGCGATTTGCCGAGTTATGTGTCGTATTTTGTGTCGTCGCCGGGGCAGGCTGTTGTTCAGGATAATTCTTCGGATCGTCTGGTTCCTCTTCCGCCTACTGTTTCTTCGGTGGGTACGTTTATGTGTGATTCTGAGCCTGGGATGCGGACGTTGACTGCGGCGAATGATCCGCTGGATAACGTTGTTTTTGATTTGATTCGTCAGAGTACGATTTTGAATTTCTTTTTATCGGCGGCGACGAGTGGTAGTACGCCGTTGCAGTTGCAGTTTCAGAATAGGTTTATTTACACCATTCCGCCGAAGAGTGAGGTGTCGTTGACGGTTGGTCACAGTAATCCTAATGGTGTTATTACTGCTATTGTTCCGCAGCGTTTTAAGAGGTCGCGATGACGGATGTGGTTACTTCTGTTGCGGCTTTGGTGCCGACGACGAGTCCTTTTCAGTTGAATCGGTGGGTTGATGATTCGCTGCCGGTTCCGGGCGTGAATGGTGTGCCGGATATGGTGTCGCAGCCATTTGGGACCGCTTCGTATTTGCAGGGTTTCCGTACTGCGACTTTGGCGTGGCAAAATTTGAAGCCTTTGATTAGGCTCGCGGATTCTAATTTGGAGAATCTGTGGGAGCTGGATGGGGAGATTTCAGTCACCGCGGAGGAGCTTCTGACGGATACTGGCGTTTTGCGGGTTTCGGTTCCGTGGACGGGCTGGTTGCAGGATCTTCTTTTGAATCAAACTAAGCTTGCGCAGGATATCAATATTATTGTTGATTGGAATCCTCTTAATCCTAATTGGCGTACTCGGTGGGGCGGTAAGGTCACTGAGATTCACGTCAAGAAGGACGATAAGGGTCTTCATACTATTGATTTGACTGCTTTGCATTTTCGTGAGCATGCGAAGAGGTTGTTGGTGGCGGCTAATCCTATTTTTCCGCCGGAAATTCAGCAGCCCAGGATGTGGGTGTTGCCTGGTCCTGCGCGGTCGATTTGTGCGTTGACTGCTTTTATTAATTTGGCGCGTTTGTTTGTTCCTGGTTGGTCGGCTATTGCTAATGGTTTAGATCCGGTGGGTTGGTTGAATCCGTTGAATCCGGATGTGTTGGAGAATTTCTTGCCTACGGGTTGGCCTATTCAGGTTGCTTTTGTTGATTCTGCGTTGGATCAGTCGAGGTGGACTGCGTTGGGTGCGACGTGGACGACGTGGCATGAGACGTTTAAAGACGTGTTGATGGATGCCGGTTGTTGCATGAAGGCGTATACCTATTTGACGACTGATGAGGATTCTCCGAATACGGAGTTGGCGGCGTTGTTGGAATTGATTCCGGATGCCCTTTCGGGGATTTCTGGTTTGAATTTATCTCATTCTCAAGAGAATTTGGCGCGCGCGGTTTCGCCGATTAGGAATTGTGTTGTTTTCTCGTTTGAGAATGTGAGTGGCGTTACTGGTCCTACGGGTACCGTTGCGGATGGTTTGTTGAATACGGTTGCGGTGACTTTAGATGATTTGATCACCCCTGTTGTGATGGATTTGGGTAGTGGTCAGACGTTTGATTCGGGCCAGGTTTTGAATGGTGAACATGTTTACGATGCGGTCGGTGTGAGTCAAACTTATCTGGTTGAGCAGCTTACTGGTGTTGCGCCCGCGCCGCCGAACGTTATTTGGTGGGATGGCTATTACAACGGGATGGTTAGCAGCGATTTGATTTACCATAAAGGTAATCCCAAGACGGTGATGACGGGATCTAAGAGTCCCACCATTGTCAATGAGGCGCAAACATTTGCGATTCGCTACGGTTTATCTCAGTTGCAGACGGTTATTAGCAGCAACCTCGCCGGTGGGGGTGTTGAGAGCGTTGGTGGGGCACCGCAGGGTGCGGGACTGGAAAACCTCTATCAGGGCCAGCTCGACAACTCGTTATTTGCGTGGCAGAGATTCACCGACCCGATTCGCGCCCTGTGGGCGGGGGATCAATCCTGGCAGGAACATTTTGAGCGGGGTTCTGGCACCGCATACACTTTGTCGTCCATTTTGACGCTGCGGTCGGGAAATTGGAAGACCAGGGCGTTTGCGGCGTTTCAAGCGCAAACAAATGACGGTTTTCCGTGGATCGCCAACTATGATTACGGATTAGGTGATCGTGTCGGCTATGAGCAGAACGGCATCATTTATGTGGATAATGTTTACGGAATTAAAAGGGAGTGGAGCTGGAAAAAGCCGGTGAATGTGATATGCAAAGTCGGTGAGGATAGAAATAAAAGCGAGCCGCTTGCTGCCGCGTTCAAAACAATCAGTACTTTGTATGGTTTCGTTTCTGCGCTGGCCGGCGAGGGCACTTTGTTTGAGTGAGGGTTGATGCGCGAAAGAATTATTGAGGGGCAGCCCCTTGACGGGGGTACTCCGAATCGTCGTACCCGGACCCTTCCCGGCCAGGCTGCGCCGCCGCTGCAGTTCGGTAAGCATGGGGAATTGACGTACGAGACGATTAAACAGGCCAATCTGACCCCTGAGGAGGAGCGTCGCGCACTCGAGATGATGGATGTTCAGGCGGCTTACGTGGAGATTTTGGAGTGTTTGTCGTATCCCGTTGACCCTGAGGGCCATGTTCATGATTTGTCGGTGTTGGGAGCGACGAAGGTGGCGATTGCGTGGACGTTGGCTTTGAATGGGTTCCGCAATAGCGGGAAGCAGTACATTAAGAAGCGGTCGTTGAGTGTTCCGGGGGTGTATTCGGATGCGCATACGTGGGTCGATGTGCGGTCTCCTGATGACGCGGCCGAGGAGCTTAAGCCCGAAGACACTGCTAGTGACCATAGACTTCCTCCTGACACGCGTCGTCTGGCGGCTATTCGGGACGGTGCGCCGCCGATGCAGTTGCCGGACATGTGGAAGGTTAAGCCTGAAGTGGTGTACGTTGATGAGCCGCGTGGGGGTTCGTGATGACGATGCCGACGACCACGCCCAGCCTCGGTGAGATTGTTTATTTGGCGTCTTGCGCTGTGCAGATGAAGGTTGCTGCGTTGACGACGCCGTCTGATACGCCGAATCAGTACAGCGCATCGTTCAAGGTGATGGGCGATTCGGGGATTAATCTAGATGCGGTGATGGGTCCTGCCGGTCCCGACGGGAAGATCAGTTTCGCGCTCCGCGAGCAGGACAATTTGAGTGTTAATAGTGTGAATGATTTGCCGACGCTCTCGAATACTGCGGAGGATATCGGTAAGTATTGGCTGTTAGATGAGCTGGACGATCACGGTCATGTGTTGACGACGTGGTGTTACATATGGTGGGGGACGTATTACCGGCAGATCATGATGGGTTTGGTGGGTCATCCTGGCCCCGTGCCCGAGATTCATACGTTGTTGAATGATGTCGCGCCTGGTAGTCCGGCTAAGGTTGTGACTTCGGGTGGCGTTTTGAGGCCGACGTGGGAGTTTTTGTGTCCCTCGCCTGCCGGTCCGCCTGGCCCGAATGGTCTTCTTGTTGGTTTTCCGGATGTTGATGAGATATCTTCTGCGCCGCAGAGTGGATACGTTTTAGCGTCCACGGCAAATACGAACTCCAGCGGATTTCCGGTGTGGTCGCCGTTCAATTTTGAGCAGTATCTGCCGCAGCCTTTTTCTGTTCCGCAGTCGGCTTTCAATTCTTTCATTGGGGTGGGGGATCCGGGTCATGGGACGCAGGCCGCGATTTTAAAGGGATTTACGCTTCCCGCGCAGAACTATCCGTGGACTCCTGTGGTGTGGGGGCATTTGTCGGCCGGCGGTTTAGCGTTGGGTGGCGATCCGATGAAGATCGGCGCGGAAGTTCTTTTAAACGATCAATACAACGGCAAGTTGATTGGCCGCGGTTTCGGGAGAACTAACGGTGAAGTGAACATTATGCCGCACTATTCGACCCCGACTGCGCGGAGCGCGAATTTGACTCCCACTAATCGGCAGGCTGTCATTCCCGCCAATCAATCGGCAACAATTTACGTCAACCTGTACAACGACGGAAAGTACGGGGTATACAGTTTCCGGCCGACTATGAATATCAGCGCGCTGCAATCATTACTGAATAATCTTGGAAATGAGATTGGCGGGACTGTAGCGACCGTTCAGGGCGTTGTTGCGTCGCTGCAGAATTGGGTCGGCACCATTCCGACGCAGATACAAACCCAACTCGATGCGATCGCCAACCAGCTTCGCGCGAATCCCATTGTCAACGCATCCATTGACATCGTCACCCAATCGCTCACAAACTTTAACAACTATGTATCTACACTGGCCGATAAACTCGGCGTGACCAATATTTTATCTGAGGTGTCGACGGCGCTTGCTTCGTGGCAAACTTCTATCAGCAACGATCTTCAAAAAGCCCTAGACAATGTTGCGAATCAGTTCGGCTTCTCGGGTGTCGGTCACACAACGACGACGATTTCCGCCGCTATCAACACGTTGCAGCCGTCCCTTCAGCAGCTTTCGGACATGCTGAAAGGAAACTGGATTCCTGACGTGGTTCAGCAGCTCGAATCATTCACCGGTTCGGTGACTACGCCGGTCCAATCGGCGTTGGATGCGGTGACGAACGCTATAAATCAGGGGGTCGGGCATTCCATTAGTGATGCTAAAAATTACTTGAATAGCTTCCAGTCGTCCCTGGATAGTGTTGCAAGTCAACTTGGCTTATCTGGAACTGGTAATGATATTAGCCAGGTTGTTACCGGCCTCGTTGTCTGGGTGGAGGATAGCGCCCACCTTCCCGCGCCACTTCAAAACGCTATTAATGGTTTGCAGAGTTTTTTGGGCATTTCCGGTGGGTCGCTGTTAAGTATTCTTGATGGTTTGTTGGGTTTACTGGGTGGTTTATTTTCGCATTACAGTACGGATGCTCAGCTTTTCGTGATGGTTGTCCCTATGTTGCAGGAGGGCTGATGTCGGCACCTATCGGTGATGCTGTTTTTCTTGATAGCTATTTCATCAATACGCGCGTGTATGGTGTGGTTGTTCCTCCTGGTCAGCCGCCGGAGTTTTTGGCGACCTATGAGATTCAGGGCGATCAGGGCACGTTGTTGATTGCTGTCGCTATCGGCCCGGAGGGGCCTGCCGGGGCGGACATGTTCGCGTTGACGTTGATTAATGACACCACTGACGACCCGGCTAATCTTCCGCAAACACTGACGAACACTCCGGCGGATATCGGAAAATATTGGATCATCGACGATATCGATGCCAACAACGACATTATTGGTGCTTCGTTGTATGTGTGGTACGGGACGACGTTCAAAAGGTTGACGCTGGGAAGTCCCGGGCCGCAGGGTCCGGTTCCTATCATCACGCCAACTATTGAAGTTCTTGATCCGAAAGAAAACGCGAGTATCGCGACCGGGGGTACGCCGTGGGAGCCGACGCTGCAGTTCAACCTTCCCCTTCCTGCTGGTCCGCAGGGGCCGGCGGCGGCGCTTGCATTATGTCCTGACGTGAACATGACCGGCATTCAGGCCGGGGATGTGTTGGGTTACACCGGCAGCACCACGCCGGGGCTTCTGTCGCCGCCCAGCGGGATGACCATCACACCGTTTGGCACAGGCGGCACCCTGACCGCCTCAACCTACTACTACGTCGTCACCGCCAGCAACGCTAAAGGCGAGACAACGCCATCGAATGAAGTGTCGGCCACCGTCACCGGAACCACATCAAGAATCACACTGACGTGGTCGCCAGCGGGGGAAAACAACTTCGCACCCACCAGCTACAACATTTACCGCGGCACCACCACAGGTGGAGAGCATAAATTGCTCACCCGGGTCTCGGGCAGCACACTAACCTACACCGATACCGGTGCCAACATTCAAACGGTGACGCTTGCCGGTAGCCCCACAAGCGGCACGTTCACGTTGTCGTTTGGTGGTCAGACCACGTCGGCGCTGGCCTACAACGCGGACGGGCCGACCGTTCAGGCGGCGCTACAAGCATTGTCCAGCATCGGGGCGGGGAACGCCACGGTAACTACTGCCGTCACGGGATCGTACGCGGTGACGCTGACCGGAACACTCGCAAGCTCCACTCAACTTATTACGGCCACGTCGTCGCTGGTTCCCACTTCCAGTAGCACACTGACCTACACCGGCACCGCCGACGTTCAGGTCGTGACACTGGGCAGCCCTACTGGCGGCACTTTCACGCTCACGTTTGGTGGTCAGACCACGTCGGCGCTGGCCTACAACGCGGACGGGCCGACCGT